TCGACGACATCAGGCTGACCCACGTGTTATACAAAGGGTGGGTTTTGGCTGTGTACCCATGAACGAGTTCTCCGCGAGGATGATAGGTTCTATTCGGCATTTCTCAGCTCCCTTTCGATTTCTTCTATCTCCTTCTCGATTTGTTGCGCCCTGTGTTTCGCCCCAACACGACTGTTGAGTATCTTCTCGTACTCAGCAATGAACCGCGCCCCGCCTTCCACTCGTGGCGTCAGACCGGCCTTGAGCATGATGTTGGGATAGTACGACGCCACGTCAAAGTCCGATACAAGCACTTCGTCAGTCGCCTCAACATGCAGGCACTTGTTATGGGTGCTGTGCAGGCCACCGACACCGCACTGGTAACTGCCCTCGCCGATGAGCACGAGTTCCTTCAACCACTCTGGTGATTCCACCTGACCGTTGGCCGCATTGATCGTGAACTCGGTCCGGTTCAATCGCTCGATCAGGTCGTTGATGACATCGCTGTCAGTCTCAATGAAGTCCGGCGCCTTGTATGTGACAGACTTCGGGGTGCTTCCAGGAGGGCGCTTGCCAATGCTCGCCGCTTTCTTCAACACCGCCTCGGCCACCTGCGCATCGCTCTTGCTGCGCAGATCGACGCCGTACTCCTCGGACATTTCCTTGCGCAACTCGATCTCGGTCTCCAACTTCTTGAACAGGGCCTTGGTCACGCCGATGTCGTTGAAGCAGTAGCTTTCGAGGACCAGGAGTTGCTCGTCAGTCAGGTCCACGTCATGCTCGAACGGCAGGTCGACCATGGTCGGATACCCCATGCGGCCAGCGTAGGTCTTGAGCGATGTCCGGACACCGGGTGCCGGTTCGATCAAGTCGATGTGGTCGAACTCGACCGGTTCGTAGTCGAACTGGCTCGGCATTTCCCACGACTTCCCGCCTTCAACAATGATGACTTGCGCCATCCGCTTGAGCGTGACCGGGTCATGGCCGGCGATAGCGGCAGAGAACAGCGGGGCGTCGAAGTGAATGCCGTTGAAGCTGACCCATGTCAGGTCGTCGCGGCACAGCATGGAGTGAAGCCGGGTCATGTCGCGCTCTTTGTGCCACCAGAACGAGAACCGCTCACCCGTCTCGATGATCTCAACGCATACGAGGAAGACCGGGGTCATGTCGCCGATCAGTTCCACGTCGAAGACGGCGTGGTTCTTCTGAACCTGGACTTTTGCCGGGTGAATCTCATCCCACCAGTTGCAGGGCAAGACTTCATCCGTACCAATCACGCCGGCCCATTTCTCAAGGCGAATGTCGCTGACCTTGTCGATACCGACACGTCGTCCTGGCTGGAACACCAGCGGTTGCATCTCGGTATCCACCCACTCGCTGTGCAGCAGGGCGCATTGGTAGCTTTCGTACACGTGCTTGGCCCCGTCCACGACCTTGATGAACGGCTTGAAATTCTCCACATCCTCGGTGAGTTCATTGAGCGTGCCGCGAATCATCATGCCTTCGAGAGCGGCCAGCCCGCTGTCACCGTACCTCACGAGAAAGTCGAGGAACGATTTCGGGCCGAAGCCTGCAGCTCCCTTATATTCATTGCCGTCACCGATCAGCGCCTTGTAGACCGGAACGTACCTGCAGGGGAACGGGCCGTACTTGTTGTCTTTCGTGATGCGCCCGTTCTGGAACAGCGACACACGGTCGTTGATGAGCGTGGTCATGTCGCCGTCCACGGTGAGGATGACCATCTCACCCGGCAACTTACGGGCCAAGTAGGCGAGGATGTCATCTTCTTCCACACCGTCCTGCGTCACGACTTGAGCACCAATGTCACCGAACGACTTGAACAGAACCTCTTTGCATCTGGCGAACTGTTCACAGGCTTGCGGCGGACGCGAGTCGCGGCCCATCTTGTACTGGCCGTAAATCGCCTTCCGTCGTGCCGTGCTCAACTTGCCGGCATGAACAAAGATCACGTTCTCCGGGCCTACACCAGACTCCCGCATGGCGTGCAGGAGTTGGTCAGTTGCCTGCTCGACGCCGAACTGCCAACCGTTGACGTACACCGTCTTTCCCTCATGCTCGACCCCTCTCCCGAACTCTTCGTCCGTTCCGCGAAGGAGGGAGAACCAGATCAGGCTTGGGGTATCCACAAGCAATCTCATCGCGACATCCTCTCCGTAATCCGTTTGAAATTCCACCATGAGATACCCACGAGGTCGGCGAGCAGATAGCCGGCGACCAGCGGGGCACACAGGAACTTGGCGATGCAACTGCCCATGACCTGGAGCATGGCCCAACCCATGTTCAACATCAGGTGCAGGACCGTGACGAAGAAGATGGGGAGAACCAGGAGGCGGATCGCCCACTCCGGCAGATCGACGGGTTCGACGTATCTGGACGCGTTTTCCATGCGTCGAATCGCTTCCTCGCACATGACTCTATGAGCGTCCCAGTCCACGGCGGGCCTCCATTTTCTCTTTGTGGGTTTGGCAGGCGATGCAGCGGATACGCCCCATCATGAGCCTGACCGCGTTCAGTTCCTCGTCGCAGTCGATGCACGTTGTTGTGGGCCAGGACCCGTCAGGGTTTGGCACCTGCTCCGGCGCAGCCTTGGCCCGGACAGCGGCCTCGGAGCGTCGGTTGTGCAGGTCCTGCACATGGCTTGCGGCATCGAGCGGGTCCGTGAACCTGCACGTTTCTTCTTCTGGGAAGGTTTCACTCACACCAATTCCTTCTTTTCCAAGTCCAGGATCAGTTCGCGGAGGCACTCGATCACCAGCTTCGCCTGCTCCTTACACATGAGCACGGTCGTCTGCACTTTGTCCTTGTCTTCCCAATCCCGGATCTCGATCAGGCCAAGGCCCTCGCGGTCTTGGCCGACTTCCATGCGCTCCCCGTCGCAGCCCCAGATTTCGTACACTTTCTCGACCGTGTAGGCGTTCATGCCAAACTCCTCACGATTCTGTCAACTTCAGCGTGCAGGTCGGATACAGAACCCAGGTTATCGATGGTGTAGTTGACCGGGAGGGTGATGCCGGCCTCGCTCTTGTGCTGACCCGCAACCCCTTCCAGTCCGGTCCCCCGAATGACGCGAACGATGACGCCGCCGAAGCCACGAATCTCGTTGACTTCGTTGTCGAAGCGCACGTCAGGGACAACGACGTGGTCGGTGTCCATGAAATGGCCGTAGCTCAAGCGCCACCGCTTGACCCAGAAGTCTTCGCCGAACTTCTCTTTGAAGGAGTCGCCGACTTGCTGATACATCTGGCGAGGAGCGATGCTCCAGTACGGAATGACGACATCCTTCAGTTCGTCGCCGAGTTGCGCTTGCGTCAGGCCAAACGCTTGTTGCGCTGCCAGTTTGAGCGGGTCAGCCAGGGCAATCCGTGTGAACTCGTAGCGAGTCCAAAGGTGCTTGGCGACGGTGTCTTTGCCGCTGCGGGCCAGGCCCGTGATTCCGATCAATTTCATTGTGCTCTTTCTTGTAGTTGTTGTTGTTGTTGTTGTTTGAGTTCGTCGATCTGGTTCTGCACTTGCTGCTTGAGGAACTTCCGGACGGTGGAGACTTTCCAGTACCATTTCTTAGGTATGGTCCCAGGATACAGCCCGTAGTTCTGTTTGGACTGTTTGGACTTTTCAAACAAAAACGAGTCGGGTTCGGGAAAACTTCCATATCTGACACAGTTTGTCAGCGTCACCCTGGTCACGCCGAGAATCTTGGCAATTTCAAGCGATGTCAGCAGGGCATCGTGGTTTGCTATCAGCAACCACTCGGGCGGTTCAGGAATCTTGTTCAAGCCTTTTGCCATGGTTCTTCATCCTCAGTTTGTGAAAGTAGTCGTACATCAGGTTGATGTACTTCTGGCGCTGCCACTCGTTCGGGTTGACGAGACGCGACACGATGTTGCCGAACTTTGAATTGAACCCGGCCTTGGTCATGTACTTCGGCACCAACGCCGGATACAGTTTGCCGAGCGGGTCTTCCTCTTGCGACAAGATCAAGGACAGGGCCTTGATACGCAGCTCGGTCGGCGGCACGAAGATTTTGGCGTGCGAGATACGGCGGAAGTTGAACTTCGGACGGCCGATGGCGAGAGCGATCAGGGCCTTGTCCACGTTCTTCCCCTGCCTGCGAGCCTCCCGATACAGCTTGCACATGTCCGGACTCTTGCTCTCGACGTGCTTCGTCTCGGTCAGGATTTTCATGTGGTCGGCGGCGATCTTCATGCCGTCACAGAACCGGCTATAGACGATGCCGTCGATGATGCCGTAGGCCACGTCGTCGTGATGGACCATGAGGGATGTCGGCGTCACTTCCAGTCTTGCCCCGCTGGCATTACCAAGGCAGTAGAGCAGGCGCACCGTTTGCTCGCCCACATCGCTGGCATGGGTCACGAAGTCGACCACGTCTTGCGACGACTTCGAGAGCAGGTCCTGAACGCTGTCCCCGTCACCGGGGTTCTTCATGGGCCACAGCCAACTGTCGAACGCGTCCTCGGTCTGCGCTCCGTTTCCGGGCACGTGCGGGGCCATCACGTCGCGCAGCTTGTGGTCCTCAAACATGATGTCGTTGAGCAGCGGCAAGGTCTGGTACACCACCCGCTTCCGTGGCCAGACCTCGATCTTGTAGCTGTGCCGCAGCAGGAACGCGATGCGGTTGATCAGGGGTTGTGCCGGGTCCATTACAGCACCCCACGGATGGCGGCTTCCTCCCGGACCTTGTCACGATTCACTGAGTGTTGATCGTTGAATCGCAGGTCAGGGTAGCGGGCTTCAAGTTTGGCAATGTTCACGTCCAGAACTTCTGACCACTCGACACCAATCGTTTTCAGCAACAGGTTGATGCCCCAGACGCAATCGCCGACTTCTTCGATCAGGTGGATAGTGTCCAGCGGACGCCAATAGGCATAGTGTTTCTTGATGACATCGGCAATCTCACCGGCTTCCGACGTGATCAGAAGCGCGGCATGGATCAGGTCCCCGGTAGGGCCAAGGTGGTTGGCCGTGCGCAGGGCAAGCGGGCTGTATTCGTTGAGTTCCATTCTTATCTTTCTTATCATCGGAAAAAGCCCGGAACAAGTCCGGGCGGAAGGGTGGAGCAGCGTTCTGTTACGCCTTCAGATCAACTCTGATGTTGTACTCTTTGAGAAATCCGGCAATGGCTTTCATGGCCGTGCCGTAGTGCGGGTTGCCCCGCTTGCTCCCGATCTTGATCGGGAAGTGACGCCGCACGTAGTCACGAATTTCTTTCGATGCGCCCTTTTCCGCGTTGGACGCCTCGGCTGCTTCTTCGGTTGGGAACTCATTCCCGAAGTCGTCTTGGTATCGCAGGATTGGTTGTGCCATTTGTTTCTCCTTATGCCAATGGAATCAGGTCGGAGCCGTGGAACCACCCGCTATCAGTCCGTCCGTCTGCCGCAGTGTACAAAACAAGATACTGCGGGTTGGCTTCAAGGGACTCCGTGCGCGCCACAACATCCCCCACTTCATCCACCCCACGTTTCAAGGCCGCACGCTGGCCGAGTTCAAATTCAAAAGTTTTCATAGTTTCTCCTTACGCCAAGGGAATCAGGTCGGAGCCGTGGAACCATCCGCTATCCGTCCGTCCGTCTGCCGCAGTGTACAAAACAAGATACAGCGGGTTGGATTCACGGTACTCGGCCCGCCCCTCAACGTCTCCAACTTCGTCCACACCACGTTTCAAGGCCACACGCTGGCCGAGTTCAAATTCAAAAGTTTTCATAGTTTCTCCTTGTTACAGCGCGAGCAAAGACGCCCGCAAATCACTGTCGATGTTGTCCGCCTTGGTCAACAACCAGTTCACGTAGTCCTTCGGGAGTTCGCTCAGGGCCTTGCCCCGGTGCTTACCGAAACTCATCTTGTGGATCTTCCTCGGGATGTTCTGGATGTGCATCAGCTCAGGCAATCCGCACTCCGCGTCCTGGCACATGCGCTTGACCAGTTGCATGAGGACGTTCACGTCTTCGTCCGCCGAGTGCGCCCGGTCGTGGCAACCTTCAAGGCCCAGGTAATACTTCAGGGTGGTGAGCTTGTGGTTGTCAGCTTCCGGGTAGATGACGCGGGCCGCTTTCAAGGTGCAGAGTGTGAGCGGGTCATCCATCCACCCGCCAAAGAAATTGATGTCAAACGCGCAGTTGTGCGCCACCAACACGCTCTTGATCCCCACCTTTGGATAAAGCGGGTAGGCAATAGAGTCCATGAACTCCAAGATAGTCGGGGAGTCCGCGACCATCGCTTCCGTGATGCCGTGTGCCCCCATCGCCCCCGGTTGAATTGGCTTCTCGGGATTGATCAGGCTGTAGTGCCGGGCAACCTCGTTGAAGTTCTCATCGGTTTCCACCCACGAGATTTCGACGATACCCGCGTCCTTGCCCAGGCCCGTGGTTTCGGTGTCTCCAAAAATGTATCGGTACATTGTTTGTCCCTTGTTGTTATTGTTCAGACCCACTCAACTGCTCTCGGCCCTCCCACGAGGGGTCCCCGAACGGACGCTTGAGGGTTCGGCCTCTTATCCAAGAGCATGTGAGTAGGCCCCGGTTACGAACCAGACTAGCTGGATTTCCGGGGTTCGAGAAACNGGGTGGCGGTCTCGAACCGTTGATCAACTGCGATCCGCCATGCCTGACTTAGCAGATGCGGCCGCTTGTATCTGATACTGCTGATGTCGTC